GCGTAAACACGCGCAGGAAATGCTGCGTCATGCTGAACAACTCGAAAAAACGGGCATAACAAAAGATGCTATCCGTAAAGATATGGTACCCGCGCTTCGGGAACTGATGCAGGCGAAGCATCGCGCACAGAAAGCAGTAGATGAGCTGGTGGACTGTGTGGCAGAGCTGGAAACCAGAGTCGGAAAGTTTGAAAAACTGGTGCAGGAGGTGCTGCGCTGATGCGCCATGAGTTTATTTTACCTTATCCGCCGACGGTGAATACTTACTGGCGACGTCGTGACAACACATATTTTGTATCAAAAGCCGGTGAGCGTTATCGCCGGGATGTGGCGCTTATTGTCCGTCAGCAGCGACTGAAATTAAGCCTGTCCGGAAGACTGGCGATAAAGATTATTGCAGAGCCACCGGATAAGCGCCGTCGTGACCTGGACAATATCCTGAAAGCACCACTGGATGCACTGACACATGCGGGAGTGTTAATGGACGATGAGCAGTTTGATGAAATCAATATCGTTCGTGGTCAGCCAGTATCTGGTGGACGTATGGGGGTGAAGATTTACCCCATAATGCATGAAGAGCAGGTCAAAAAATGAAACTGGAAGATTTACCGAAATACTACTCCCCAAAATCCCCTGGCCTGACCGATGCATCGGCCTCAACGTCAAAAGATGCGCTGAGTATCACTGATGTGATGGCCGCGCAGGGCATGACACAGAATCGGGCTGAGATGGGGTTTTCTGCGTTCCTGGGGAAAATGGGCATCAGTATGAATGACAGGGCGCGGGCAACAGAATTACTGGCAGATTATGCACTCAGTCGGTGCGATCGTGTGGCGGCGTTGAGAAAACTTCCGGCAGAAATAAAACCGGTAGTGATGCGCATTATGGCTTCGTACGCTTTTGAGGATTATGCCCGCAGCGCAGCGAGTAAAAAGCAGTGCCCTTGTTGCTATGGGGAAAAATTTATTGAAAGCGTAGTTTTTACAAACAAGGTCCAGTATCCGGATGGTAAGCCGCCGGTATGGGCAAAGTGTACGAAAGGTGTGTATCCGTCTTACTGGGAAGAATGGAAAAAAGTCAGGGAGGTGGTAAAAGTTGCCTGTCCGGAGTGTGGCGGAAAGGGTGAGGTTTCCACCGCCTGTAAGGATTGCCGTGGGCGTGGTGTCGCCATTCACCGTGAAGAGTCGGTAAAACGTGGTATGCCTGTTATCAGAGACTGCCAGCGTTGTGGTGGTCGTGGCTATGAAAGACTACCATCAACGGAGGCATTTAATGCTATATGCGAGGTGACAAACCAGATAACACGCGCGTCATGGGAAAAAACAGTTAAGAAATTCTATGATGCGCTGGTGACCCGGTTTGATATTGAAGAAGCATGGGCTGAGCGGCAGTTAAAAAAGGTAACTAGGTAACAAGGTTGATTTTTCCGGAATCTGTGGTAAATTCGTCATAACGATGGGCTTTTTATGCCTGACGTTAGAAGAGTTTCTACAACCCGCCGCCGAGCGGGTTTTTTATTGCGGAATTAATTACGGACCGTTATTATTCTGCTCCCGGCCCTTTAGCTCAGTGGTGAGAGCGAGCGACTCATAATCGCCAGGTCGCTGGTTCAAATCCAGCAAGGGCCACCATCACAAACCGCCATTAGCTTATCAGGAAGAGCAGACGACACGATAACAGGGTTGTTGCTTTCCCGTTGCTGAAAAAGAAAACGCCAGACTGTTAGCCGGGTATCAGTTAGCGGGAGAAATTTTTAAATACTTCACAATTCAGGCGGTTGACTGTTGTCTGGTTTGCGGGGAGTTTGTTAAAAGAAACTGGCATGGTGAATCCCCCTGTGCGGAGGGGCAATCAGCGAGTAGGTATATGGGATAATCGCGGATTCAGGTGCTGGTACTGAATTCACCGGGAGGCACCCGGCACCATGCAATGGCACATAGCGCCACTCTCCAGCCCCTCTCCGGAGGGGCTGTTTATATTGATTTTGTCAGATGTGAGTAAACTCCTTATGGACTTTGTTGTTTTAGTCCATAAGGACATATTTGCAGAGTGCAACGGTTATTAAAGCATTCATTCAATACGTTATCTGTATTTGTAGGGCATTCCTGGCTGTTTTTGATTAAATTCCAGAATGTTTTATTGAATGGTACTACGTTGTAAATGGTTACAGGTAGCACTTTGTTATTGAGCATGATGCCTGTGTGAGTCAGTGTAAATATACTTTCAGGAGGTAAGAAAGCATCCGATTGATACCAGATTATTAATTTTATTTTACTCCATATGACTGAAAAAGATATTCCGCATGATGGCTGGATAACTGTATCAATCACAATCCACTTCATTTAGTTTCCTTGTTTATGCCTTGCTGGTGATGTTCTGAAAAGTATAAATGATATTTTTGAATGTAAACCATAGAGCAGAATTATTTTTCTGATGTTGTTTATTGTTTATTTAAATGCAGGGTGGTTTATATCTCGTCTTGTAGTTTATCCATGCATATCTGCTTGATAATCAGGTTTTTATTTAAGGTATGGTTTTGTGTTTTTTCTGTATTACATGTCAGGTATTTTAAAGAATTATTTTTCAGATGGTGGAAAGAACCATGGCATTTAAACACTATGATGTTGTCAGGGCGGCGCCGCCGTCAGATCTTGCGGAAAAGCTGACACATAAACTGAAAGAGGGCTGGCAGCCGTTTGGTAGTCCGGTGGCCATAACCCCTTATACCCTGATGCAGGCGATTGCAGCAGAAGGTGATGTGGTGGTCAGTGGTGCAACTGAGCCGGAGTGATACTACGTCATCGTACTGGCCCGGCATTCCAGGCCATAAAAGACAGTCTGGCAGTGGGACTAAATGCACTGACGCTGACGGATATTACCAAAAATGCAACGTATGGCGTTGAGATAGAAAGTCTGGTGCTGGAGATAAATGCACCGGCATCATCATAAAAAGTGAGCCAGTCAAATGGAAGGTATCGTTAAACTCACCGGTAGTGTCAGTGGATCGTCTGAGACGCTTGCATGAGTTATCAGAGCCATCAGTAGTTAACTGGTGGCTTTTTTATTGTTGTCAGCTTCCGGATAACGGGAGACGGGGTATGGACCAGATGGAAAAAATCACAACAGGTGTGTCATACACCACGTCAGCGGTGGGAACGGGCTACTGGTTCCTGCAGTTGCTGGACAGGGTTTCCCCGTCTCAGTGGGCGGCAATAGGCGTGCTGGGGAGTCTGCTGTTTGGGCTGCTGACATATCTGACTAACCTGTATTTCAAAATAAGAGAAGACAAGCGTAAGGCTGCGCGGGGAGAGTAATTCAATGACACAAAACTATGAACTGATTGTGAAAGGGATCCGCAATTTTGAGAATAAAGTTGCGGTAACTTTAGCGTTACGGGACAAAAAACGCTTTGACGGTGAAATTTTTGACCTGGACATCTCGCTGGACCGTGTTGAAGGTGCCGCGCTGGAGTTTTATGAGGCAGCGGCCAGAATGAGAATCAGACAGGTATTCTTGGATGTTGCTGCCGGGTTATGTGAAGGGGATGAGCAGTCGCCGGAAAAGCGCCCCATAATTTTAGAGGCGCAGAATGTGTGGATAACCTACAAAGGAAAGCTACCGGGAAGAATTACTGGTTCTCTGAAGACGCCACCGACGGCATTGCGGTCAGAAAAAGATGATATTGAATCGCCCATTGAAAAACTGGAGAAAAAATTGTCGGTGCTGATTCCTTCTGAAGATGAAAAAAAACGCCGCGATGAGCAGTTTGCGGCGTTTTACGATTATTGCATTGAAGTTACTCGCAGGAATTTTGTGAAGATTTTTGAGGAGGGTAAATCTCTTCAGTAAGCTTAATGGCGGACGCTGCAATTAATTCAGGAAGGTCCGCAAGGTCATCTGTCAGTGGATATGATGAAAAATCGGCGGCAGTTCTGTTAAGAAGCGCTTTAACTAATTCCTTTTCCTTCTCCGGCAACAAGTTGATTAGAGCTACGACTGCTTGCCTGAGTGCGATTAAATCAGCAAAAGTTTGTTTTGGTAGATTTGTGTAATCCGTAGTCACCTCTGTGTTTATCAGATTGACATCCTCCTCCCGCCAGTGCCCATCACTGGCGAGGTAAGATTTAACATATCCGGGGATTTGAAGCCGATAAATCCTGATAAATATCCATGAACGTAAAAATCAGATATGGCCTGTCGGCTGCCGTTCTGGCACTGATTGCTATCGGTGCGCCTGCGCCTGATATTCTCGACCAGTTTCTGGATGAAAAAGAAGGTAACCACACTACGGCATACCGCGATGGTTCCGGCATCTGGACCATCTGTCGGGGTGCCACGATGGTGGATGGTAAACCCGTTTTTCCCGGTATGAAACTGTCGAAGGAAAAATGCGACCAGGTTAACGCCATTGAACGTGATAAGGCGCTGGCATGGGTGGAGCGCAATATTAAAGTACCACTGACCGAACCACAAAAAGCGGGTATAGCGTCATTTTGCCCCTATAACATTGGCCCCGGTAAGTGTTTCCCGTCGACGTTTTATAAGCGGCTGAATGCCGGTGATCGTAAGGGCGCATGCGAGGCGATTCGCTGGTGGATAAAAGATGTTGGGCGCGATTGCCGCATACGTTCAAATAACTGCTATGGACAGGTTATTCGTCGTGACCAGGAAAGCGCATTAGCCTGTTGGGGGATAGATCAATGAGCAGAGTCACCGCGATTATCTCCGCTCTGGTTATCTGCATCATCGTCTGCCTGTCATGGGCTGTTAATCATTACCGTGATAACGCCATTACCTACAAAGAGCAGCGCGACAAAAACGCAAGAGAACTGAAGCTGGCGAACGCAACCATTACTGACATGCAGCAGAGACTGCGTGATGTTAATGCACTCGATGCTAAATACACGAAGGAGTTAGCTGATGCGAAAGCTGAAAATGATGCTCTTCGGCGCAAGCTTGATAATGGTGGTCGGGTGCTCGTCAAAGGAAAATGCCCTGTGCCATCCTCAGCCGAAACCTCCAGCGCCTCGGCATGGGCAATGATGCCACCGTCGAACTCTCTCCAGTTGCTGGACGAAACGTTCTCGGTATCCGGGACGGAATCATCAGAGACCAGACAGCACTGAGAACGCTTCAGGAATACATCAGAACGCAGTGTCTGAATTAACGGAGCTGGAATGAATGCTGTTTACCTGTTGCGGAAATAAAGATTGCATATTGCGACAATTTGTTGCATGTTTAAGGTGCGCTTTTCCAGAGCGTATGCGTACGCACCGCATGAAGTACAACCACAGAGAGGCAACCATAATGGCAACAAGCATCCGTTTAGACGATGATTTCGTCAGTGACGTAAAGGTTCACGCTGATGCCGCAAGTCGCAGCATACCAAAACAAATTGAGCACTGGGCTAAGATTGGTCGTATAGCTGAAGATAATCCAGATCTGCCATTCAGTTTTATTAGCGAAGTTCTGCTGTCACAAAGCGACATCAGACACAACAAGGTAACGCGTTATGTCAGAAGAACAGACAGGTCGTGAAATTGATGTTTATCAGAGTCGGCGTTTCGAAAAGTCTCTGAGTAAACTCCCGGAAGCGCAACTGAAAGTTGTGGAAGATGAGATCGACAGAATAATTGACAATCCTCTGTTGGGAACGCAAAAGAAAGGAGACCTCAGTTTTCTTCGTGTGCATAAATTTCAGCTGAATAATCAACAGGCGCTTCTGGGTTACAGCTGGCTTGACGATAAACTTGAGCTCTACCTCCTTAGCATCGGTCCACATGAAAATTTTTAACCGATCAGAAAAAACACCGAAAAGCTGATTTAAAACTCATCGGTTAGTCCTGACGTCATGCATACCAGCCCACGTAAACGCGTGGGCTTTTTCATATCTGAATTTCACCGCGCACCGCAGCGCATGATAACCACCGAACCTGCCCCTTTGGAATGAGCCTTTGAGGATACCAGTTAGTGCTGGCGAGCCTCGGTGGGCTGGTTTCCTGTGCGGCAAAGGTTCATTTCAAAGAACAGGTATACGACATGAAATCATTAACCCTCTTCAATCAGCCAATCCGTATCGGTGAAGATGGCATGATCTGCCTCACTGATATGTGGAAAGCCAGTGGTAAAAGTGAATCTGAATCTCCGTACCACTACCTGCGAAACAAGCAGACCAAAGAGTTCTTAGCCGAGCTGGAGAAAAACCACGAATCTGTGGTTTTTACTGAGCGCGGTGTACACGGTGGAACATATGGCGGGAAGTTTGTTGCTTATGATTATGCAGCATGGCTAAACCCCGGATTTAAATATGCAGCCTATAAGGTCCTGGATGACTACTTCACCGGAGAACTTCAGCATCGCAACAGCTTAAGTGCGCAGCTCAATATGAAGTGTCATGAGTTTGATCAGAAAAAAGATATGGCGAGCTTCTGTGGACAAGGGCTGGCGGCATGGCGCTATACGAAGCCAGTGCTGGTCGCTGAGACTAACTCCCTGGCTAACCAGCTGCAGATAACGATCCCCGGGCTTCCGGGATGAGTGATCGTGTCATTGAATGCGCCTCCAGAGCGGGGCGCGACTTCTCAGAGTTCATGAAAGGCGAGAAGGGCATGATGGAAGCATTGGCCTCGGTGGATGAGTTTGGCGAGCAGCTGCGCCTCAACGGCTGTGTCAATCATCACTTTGTTAGCTACATGATGCGGAACTCGATCATGCAGGCATTCATGGACATGGCAAAAGCCGAGAGGAAAGAAGAGCGCCGGCGTAAGCGAGCGGAAGCAAAAGCGAAGTAGCCATTACAAAGCCCATCTACTGGTGGGCTTGATAATGGCTTATACCCTACACGGGATAACTTAACTGATATCCCTTTTAACGGATAAAGGTATTCAGGCCTGACACATCATGCGCTGTATCGTCGCTGTATTCCCGCATTAACCGTGACCGTAGCCCGACGGGGAACTCCTTCTGCGCGAGTGTGCGGGAATAATCAAAAACGATGCACACCGGGTTTTTACCGCGTTTATGGTTCGCGGGTTTGTCCCTCATGCTCGCCAGTCCTGTGCGGGGGTGGAAGAAACAGGACACTTACACTGATTCTTGTGGGTACGATGCTATTCCTTTCTGGATTATCCCGATGTCATTCATGCAGGGCGCTGTATCAGACGTTCGTCATGGCTGTCAGGCTGACGGGTCCTCCCGGTGGGGTGGCCTGCCACGGGGCGGGAGCGGCGCAGAATTTCACTATTTATGAAAATTTTTCGGAAACCATGTCCGGTTTCTCTGAAGGTTAACCATTTGAGAAATATAGAAATGCGCTTTCTGTGAACCGGACATGCGCAAAAATTGAACACTCAAACCGGACACATATGCCGCGTTTCATAAAGTTGTTCGCAAGATGCATGTTTAAAACGCATGAGGGGAGATTTTTTGGCGAGGTGAACAGTGGCTACTCAGACTGAAGTTGCCAGGCATTTGAGTCTGACCGATCGCCAGCTTCGCAGATTACAGAAACTGCCGGGTGCCCCGGTTTCGAACAAGCGAGGACAACTGGATCTGGATGCCTGGCGTGATTTTTACATATCGTATCTGAGAAGAAGTAAAAACGATGTGCCTGATGGTGATCCGGAAGAGGATTATGAAGAGAAACTACTCATTGCGAGATGGGAACTGACCGCAGAACAGGCTGTCGCACAGCAGTTAAAAAATCAGGTGTCAAAAGGAAATCTTATTGATAGCGGATTTTGTATTTTTGCCCTTAGTAAGCTGGCGATGGCTTTATCCAGTACGCTTGACTCCATTCCTTTGTCCATGCAACGACAGTTCCCGGATTTAACGCCGCGTCATATTGATCATCTGAAAATCCTTATTGCTAAGGGAGCGAATCAGTGCGCGCGTGCGGGGGATAAATTACCGGATTTACTCGATGAATATATCAGAACAACAACTGAGTAATATGATGGTGGCAGTCACTATCGCACTGCAGCCACTGGTCAGGGTATTGCCGGTGACGGCTGTAGAATGGGCCGATCAAAATTATTACCTGCCTAAAGAATCGTCATACGGTGAGGGGGAATGGAAAACGCTGCCGTTTCAGGTCGCCATCATGAACTGCATGGGCAATGACGAGATTCGTACAGTTAACCTGATTAAATCTGCCCGTGTTGGTTATACAAAAATGGTGCTTGGTGTGATCGGGTATTTTATTGAGCACAAATCCCGCAACACTCTTCTTTTTCAGCCGACGGACTCAGCTGCTGAAGATTTTATGAAGTCTCACGTGGAAGCAACAATTCGTGATGTTCCTTGCCTGAAAAAACTTTCTCCCTGGCTGGGCCGGAAACACCGGGATAATACGCTCACACTGAAGCGTTTTTCCTCTGGTGTGGGGTTCTGGTGTTTGGGTGGTGCTGCTGCCAAAAACTACCGTGAAAAATCTGTCGATGTGGTCTGCTATGACGAACTCTCCTCGTTTGAACCGGATGTGGAAAAAGAAGGTTCGCCAACACTGCTTGGCGATAAACGTATTGAAGGTTCGGTATGGCCAAAATCCATACGCGGTTCAACGCCAAAAATCAAAGGCTCCTGCCAGATTGAAAAAGCCGCGAATGAATCTGCACATTTCATGCGGTTTTATGTTCCTTGCCCTCATTGCGGGGAGGAGCAGTATCTGAAATTTGGCGATGATGCGACGCCGTTTGGCCTGAAATGGGAGAAAGGCAAACCGGAAACGGTGTATTACCTGTGTGAACATAATGGTTGCGTGATCCGTCAGTCTGAACTTGATCAGACCGGGGGGCGCCGGATTTGTGACAATACCGGGATGTGGACGCGTGACGGCCTGACATTTTACAGCGTCGGTGATGAGGAGATACCCCCGCCACGTTCTGTCACTTTCCACATCTGGACGGCGTACAGCCCGTTCACTACCTGGGCGCAGATTGTTTATGACTGGCTGGATGCACTGAAGGATCCTAACGGCGTCAAGACGTTTGTAAACACCACACTGGGGGAGACCTGGGAAGAGGCCGTGGGCGAAAAACTCGATCACCAGGTGCTGATGGATAAGGTTGTGCATTACCCGGCGGCGGTGCCTGTCCGGGTGGTTTACCTGACTGCTGGTATTGACTCGCAGCGAAACCGTTTTGAGATGTATGTCTGGGGATGGGCTCCGGGAGAGGAAGCCTTTCTGGTGGATAAAATCATCATTATGGGACGACCTGATGAGGAAGAGACGCTGTTACGTGTGGATGCGGCGATCAACAAAAAATACCGCCATGCAGACGGAACTGAAATGACCATTTCCCGTATCTGCTGGGACATCGGGGGGATCGATGGCGAAATCGTTTATCAGAGATCGAAAAACACGGTGTTTTTCGGGTGCTGCCGGTGAAAGGCGCATCTGTCTATGGCAAGCCAGTTATCACCATGCCGAAAACCCGTAATCAGCGGGGTGTGTATCTGTGTGAGGTGGGGACGGATACCGCAAAAGAAATTCTCTATGCCCGAATGAAGGCCGATCCCACCCCTGTGAATGAGGCCACATCGTATGCCATCCGCTTTCCTGATAATCCGGAGATTTTTTCGCAGACAGAGGCACAACAACTGGTGGCGGAGGAACTGGTGGAAAAGTGGGAAAAAGGAAAGATGCGTCTGTTGTGGGATAACAAAAAGCGGCGTAACGAAGCGCTGGACTGCCTGGTGTATGCCTATGCGGCATTACGTGTGTCCGTGCAACGCTGGCAACTTGATCTGGCTGTGCTGGCGGCATCCCGCAAGGATGCAACTGCACAACCGACCCTTGAAGAACTGGCAGCGAAGCTGTCCGGAGGAGTGAATGGTTACAGTCGCTGAACTGCAGGCGCTGCGTCAGGCGCGCCTTGATTTATTAACCGGTAAACGGGTTGTGTCGGTACAGAAAGACGGTCGCAGGATCGAATATACGGCAGCGTCCCTGAATGAGCTTAACCGTGCGATCAACGATGCGGAGTCGGTTCTGGGTACGACCCGACGCCGCCGACCGCTGGGAGTGAGGTTATGAAACGAACGCCTGTCCTGATTGATGTGAACGGCGTTCCGCTTCGTGAGAGTCTCAGCTACAACGGAGGCGGCGCAGGATTTGGCGGGCAAATGGCAGAGTGGTTACCACCGGCGCAGAGTGCCGATGCGGCCCTGTTGCCTGCATTGCGTCTGGGGAATGCCCGGGCAGATGATCTGGTGCGCAATAACGGTATCGCGGCTAATGCGGTGGCCCTGCATAAGGATCATATCGTCGGGCACATGTTTCTTATCAGCTACCGTCTGAACTGGCGTTGGCTGGGGATGCGGGAGACCACGGCAAAAAGTTTTGTCGGGGAGGTGGAAGCAGCCTGGTCGGAATACGCAGAAGGAATGTTTGGCGAGATCGACGTGGAAGGGAAACGCACGTTTACGGAATTTATCCGTGAAGGGGTGGGCGTGCATGCCTCTAACGGCGAAATCTTTGTGCAGCCGGTCTGGGATACGGAAACCACGCAGTTATTCCGTACGCGTTTTAAAGCCGTGAGTCCGAAACGGGTGGACACGCCAGGACACGGTATGGGGAACCACTTTCTGCGGGCCGGGGTTGAGGTCGATCGGTATGGGCGGGCGATTGCGTACCATATCTGTGAGGATGATTTTCCGTTCTCTGGTGCCGGACGCTGGGAGCGGATCCCGCGTGAGCTTCCCACCGGGCGTCCGGCCATGCTGCATATTTTTGAGCCGGTGGAGGACGGGCAGACCCGTGGGGCTAATCAGTTTTACAGCGTAATGGAGCGGATGAAGATGCTGGACTCCCTGCAGGCCACGCAGCTTCAGTCGGCCATTGTGAAGGCGATGTATGCAGCCACAATCGAAAGTGAACTTGATACCGAAAAGGCATTCGAATATATCGCGGGGGCACCGCAAGGTCAGCAGGATAATCCGCTTATTAATATTCTGGAGAAGTTCACCCGCTGGTATGACACGAATAACGTGACGCTGGGCGGTGTTAAAATTCCGCACCTTTTTCCTGGCGATGCGCTGAACCTGCAGACAGCGCAGGATTCAGACAATGGATTTTCGGCGCTTGAACAGGCGCTGCTGCGGTATATTGCAGCCGGTCTTGGCGTTTCCTACGAACAGTTGTCCCGTGATTACTCGAAGGTCAGTTACTCAAGTGCCCGCGCCTCCGCCAATGAGTCGTGGCGCTATTTTATGGGGCGGCGAAAATTTATTGCGGCCCGGCTGGCCACGCAGATGTTTTCCTGCTGGCTGGAAGAGGCGCTTCTTCGGGGGATTATTCGTCCGCCACGGGCGCGTTTTGATTTTTACCAGGCGCGTTCAGCCTGGTCACGGGCAGAGTGGATTGGCTCCGGAAGAATGGCCATTGACGGGCTCAAGGAGGTCCAGGAATCGGTGATGCGCATTGAGGCCGGACTGAGCACGTATGAGAAAGAACTGGCACTGATGGGCGAAGATTATCAGGACATTTTCCGCCAGCAGGTCAGGGAATCCGCAGAGCGCGAAAAAGCCGGACTCTCACGTCCGGTGTGGATAGCCCAGGCGTATCAGCAGCAGATAGCGGAGAGTCGCAGGCCGGAAGAGGAGACAACATCACGTGAGACGTAATCTTTCACATATTATCGCTGCGGCATTCAATGAGCCGCTGCTTCTGGAGCCCGCCTATGCGCGGGTTTTCTTTTGCGCGCTCGGGCGTGAGATGGGCGCAGCAAGCCTTTCGGTACCGCAACAGCAGGTACAGCTTGACGCTCCCGGGATGCTGGCTGAAACGGACGAGTACATGGCCGGAGGCAAACGACCTGCCCGTGTTTACCGGGTGGTGAACGGTATTGCTGTACTGCCGGTGACCGGCACGCTGGTACACCGGCTGGGTGGCATGCGGCCATTTCCGGAATGACTGGCTATGACGGCATTGTCGCCTGTCTTCAGCAGGCAATGGCGGACACTCAGGTACGGGGCGTACTGCTGGACATTGACAGTCCTGGCGGGCAGGCCACCGGCGCGTTTGACTGCGCTGACATGATTTACCGTCTCCGGCAGCTGAAGCCTGTCTGGGCACTGTGCAATGACACGGCCTGTTCAGCCGCCATGTTACTGGCATCGGCCTGCTCCCGACGGCTGGTTACCCAGACATCCCGTATCGGCTCCATTGGGGTGATGATGGGCCATGTCAGCTATGCCGGTCATCTGGCACAGGCCGGTGTGGATATCACGCTGATTTACGCCGGATCGCACAAGGTGGATGGCAATCAGTTTGAATCCCTGCCAGCAAAGGTTCGCCAGGACATGCAGCAGCGCATTGATGCGGCGCGCCGGATGTTTGCTGAAAAAGTGGCGATGTATACCGGTTTATCTGTGGATGCGGTTATGGGAACAGAGGCCGCCGTTTTTGAAGGTCAGTCCGGTATTGAGGCCGGACTGGCGGATGAATTAATCAATGCGTCGGACGCCATCAGCGTGATGGCTGCGACGCTGAACACACATGATACAGGAGGCACTATGCCGCAATTAACTGCAACGGAAGCCGTCGCGCAGGAGAACCAGCGAGTGATGGGGATCCTGACATGCCAGGAAGCGAAAGGACGTGAACAGCTTGCCATGATGCTGGCAGGGCAACAGGGCATGAGCGTTGAACAGGCCCGGGCGATTCTGGCCGCGGCGGCACCGCAGCAGCCGGTGGCATCCCCGCAGAGTGAAGCCGATCGCATTATGGCATGTGAAGAGGCGAAAGGCCGAGAACAGCTGGCGGCAACGCTGGCTGCGATGCCGGATATGACGGTGGAAAAAGCCCACCCGATCCTGGCTGCTTCACCGCAGGCGGATGCCGGGCCATCACTCCGTGATCAGATCATGGCCCTGGATGAGGCAAAAGGGGCTGAGGTGCAGGCTGAAAAACTGGCTGCCTGCCCGGGAATGACCGTGGAGAACGCCCGGGATGTGCTGGCTGCTGCATCAGGTAAAGCAGAACCGGTTTCTGCGTCCACAACAGCCATGTTTGAACGCTTCATGGCGAACCATTCACCGACTGCGTTGCAGGGCGGTATGTCACAGACGTCAGCAGACGGTGATGCGGACGTGAAAATGCTCATGGCCATGCCATGAAATCAGTGCTGAGCATCTATACGAGGTTAACTATATGGTGACGAAAACCATCACTGAACAGCGTGCAGAAGTACGTATTTTTGCCGGTAATGATCCGGCCCATACCGCCACAGGCAGCAGCGGGATTTCCTCGGCAACACCGGCTCTGACGCCCCTGATGCTGGATGAGGATACCGGGAAACTGGTGGTCTGGGACGGACAGAAGGCAGGCCATGCGGTTGGCATACTGGTACTGCCGCTTGAAGGTACAGAGACGGTGCTGACGTATTACAAGTCGGGGGACCTTTGCGACGGAGGCCATCCACTGGCCTGAGAGAGTGGATACACACAAAAAGGCGAATGCCTTTGCCGGCAGCGCCCTGAGTCACGCGGCGCTGCCGTAACACGTTATCAGGTCACTGCGGTGGCCTGACTGATTTCTGAATGAAAGGAACTGATTTATGGGATTGTTTACGACCCGCCAGTTACTCGGTTATACCGAACAAAAAGTTAAATTTCGTGCGCTGTTTCTGGAGCTGTTTTTCCGCCGTACGGTGAATTTCCATACCGAAGAGGTAATGCTGGACAAAATTACCGGAAAAACGCCGGTGGCGGCCTATGTCTCCCCGGTTGTTGAAGGAAAGGTGTTGCGTCACCGTGGCGGTGAAACTCGTGTACTGCGCCCGGGCTACGTTAAGCCGAAACACGAATTTAATTACCAGCAGGCGGTGGAGCGTCTTCCCGGTGAAGATCCGGCCCAGCTGAACGACCCGGCTTACCGTCGCCTGCGTATCATCACCGATAACCTCAAACAGGAAGAGCACGCCATTGTCCAGGTGGAAGAGATGCAGGCGGTGAATGCCGTGCTGTATGGCAAATACACCATGGAAGGAGAGCAGTTTGAAACTGTTGAGGTCGATTTTGGCCGGTCGGTGGGAAATAACATTACGCAGGCAGGAGGGACGGAGTGGAGCGCTCAGGACCGCGATACCTTTGATCCGACGCATGATCTGGATGCGTACTGTGATTTTGCTTCCGGCACCATCAATATTGCCATTATGGATGGTAAGGTCTGGCGTCTGCTGAATGGCTTTAAGCTGTTCCGCGAAAAACTGGATACCCGTCGTGGCTCAAATTCACAGCTGGAAACGGCAGTGAAAGACCTGGGGGCGGTGGTGTCCTTCAAAGGGTATTATGGTGATCTGGCAATCGTGGTGGCAAAAACGTCCTATGTGGCAGAGGACGGTACCGAAAAACGTTATCTGCCGGACGGCACGCTGGTTCTGGGGAATACTGCTGCAGATGGGATCCGTTGCTACGGTGCCATTCAGGATGCGCAGGCGTTGTCTGAAGGTGTTGTGGCCTCTTCCCGTTACCCGAAACACTGGATGACCGTAGGCGACCCGGCCCGTGAATTCACCATGACGCAGTCTGCGCCGCTGATGGTGCTGCCGGATCCGGATGAGTTTGTGGTGGTGCAGGTGAAATAATCCGTGAGCGGGAGCTAAATGCTCCCGTTTTTCATTCAATCAGGAGCGGGTATGGCTACGAAAGAAGAAAACCTGAAACGTCTTTGTGAGCTGGCTGAGAGGCTGGGGCGTGAACCGGATGTCTCCGGTAGTGCGGCAGATATTGCGCAGCGAGTGGCGGAACTGGAGGAAGAGCTTGGAGATGCGGGGGAGGTCGCAGAGCCGGATACGTACTCACCATCGAAAGATGATCCGACCGCGCATAAAGGCGAGTCAGTTCCTGAACAGCCAGGCATTGTTACCCGGAGACGAAAACGGGGGCAGGTTACGGTGGTGGCACTGGCGACACTGCATACAAAATGTAATGGTTCAGTGATATTTGTTTCACCGGGAACGTCGTTTCGTGTTTCTGCTGAGGTGGCGGCCAGCATGGCGGCAGGTGGTCTGGCAAAAAGGCAGTAACAGGAGATGTCGTGGACGGTTTCGATAATCTGTTTGATGCTGCGCTTGCCGGTGTCAATGAAGTCATTCTCCGTGATATGGGGATCAGCGCCGTCATTACGTCCGGAGAACTTGAGGGGACACACCTGACAGGGGTTTTTGATGATCCCGAAAGTATTTCTTTTGTTGCCGGGGGGATCCGGCTTGAGGATTCCTCACCGTGCCTGTTTGTGAAAACGGCAGATATATCGCAGTTACGCCGTCAGGATACGTTAACTATCGGGGATGATTCTTTCTTTGTGGATCGTATTACTCCGGATGACGGGGGATGCTGTTATATCCGGTTAAGGCGGGGCAGTCCTGCCCCACAGAATAATGCCAGAATGAGGCGATATGATGAAGGGACTTGAGAATGCCATCCGCAATCTGAACAGCCTCGATACCCGCATGGTGCCACAGGCCAGCGCATGGGCGGTAAACCGTGTGGCGGCAAAGATTATTTCTGTCGCCACACGGCAGGTTGCGCAGAATACCGTTGCCGGGGATAACCAGGTGAAAGGTATTCCCCTGAAAACGGTCGGGGAGCGTGTCAGGCTGCTTAAAAGCCAGCCCCTCAGGAAAAATGTATGCCCGCATGCGTGTTAACCGGGGTAACCTGCCCGCCATTAAGCTGGGTACCGCACAGGTCAGACTGGCCCGCTCCCGGCATGGCAGCAACTCACGTCATCGTGGCAGCGTACTGAAAGTGGGGAAATACCTTTTCCGGGATGCGTTTATTCAGCAACTGGCGAATGGTCGCTGGCATGTGATGCGGCGTATTGACGGCAAAAATCGTTACCCCATTGATGTGGTGAAAATCCCGATGTCCGGACCGCTGACACAGGCATTTGAAGATGCCCGCGACCGCATCATTGCTGCGGAAATGCCGAAACAGCTGGGGTATGCACTGAAACAACAACTGAGGTTATGGCTGACCCGATGAACCGACATACACAAATCCGCCAGGTCGTACTGGCACGCCTTCGGGAACAGTGTGGAGACAGCGCCACGTTTTTTGACGGGCTTCCGGCATTTGTTGATGCGCAGGAACTGCCTGCCGTGGCGGTGTGGCTGAGTGATGCTCTGTACACCGGAAAAATGACGGATGAAGATGACTGGCAGGCTGTTCTGCATATTGCTGTCTTCATCCGGGCACAGGCACCGGATTCAGAGCTGGATATGTGGATGGAGAGCACCATTTTCCCGGCCCTGAATGATGTACCAG